GTATCTTGGATACATCCAACTAAAGATAGAACCACAAGTTTAACAGATATAATGAATGGTAAAGATAAAGGGTGGGCAACAGGTCCATCTAGTGGTTATGTTGCTTGTCATTTAGGTGCAACAGAGGTATTTTTAGTAGGCCACGACCTACAATCAACTAAACCAACAGTTAATAATATCTACAAAGGCACAAAACATTATGTCGCCAAAGAGAATGGTCCTACTCCACACGTAAATTGGGTAAATCAATGGTTGACACTATTCAAAGAGAATCCAGATGTCACATTTTACAAAGTAAATAGAGATTTGAACTTAAAAGATAATATTAATAAACACGTAGATGAATGGGCAGGTACACCAAATTTATTCTATGTTGACTATTCCAGCATTGACAATTTAGAGAAAGTTTGATATATTGTTATATATGATGATAAGAATACTTACAAATATGATTGAACTAATGAATAGATACAGAGATTATCTTATTGAAAAGTCAATACCAAAAAAAGTATCAGCAAAACAATGGGCTGATGGTTATGAAAAATATATAAAAGAAAAGAAAATAAAGGAATAAGATGTACGAAGGATTTAAAATACCAAAAGTCACGTTTAGAGTAAGAGAGGGTGATGAGGTTGAAACAGATGGTGGTTGTGCTATTGGTGGTCAATGGACAAATTTAACAACAGATAATATCTTTAAAAAGAAGAGAGTTGTTTTGTTCAGTTTACCTGGTGCATTTACACCTACTTGTTCGTCTGAGCAACTACCAAGCTTTGAAGAACATTATGACAGAATCACGAAGTTTGCCATTGACGAAGTTTATTGTATTTCAGTAAATGATTCGTTTGTGATGAACGCTTGGTCACAACATATGGGAATTGAAAAAGTCAAAATGATACCAGATGGTTCAGGAAACTTTACTAGATTTATGGGTATGTTGATTGGTAAAAACCATTTAGGTTTTGGCAATAGAAGTTGGAGATATATGGCTGTTATTAATAATGGTGTTGTCGAGAAGTTTTGGCAAGAACCAGGAATTAATAACGAGGGTAAAGATGATGACCCCTATGTAGAGTCAACACCAGAGAATGTAATGGAATATTTGCGAAAGAGTGAGTAAAACTATTATAAATACTAATGAGGCCGATAAAACAGGTCACACAAATACAACGAACATATTAAATACAAAGGAGATATAATATGGATTTTGAAAGCTTAAAATCAAGTGCTAGCAACTTTGATAAAATTACAAAGGCGCTAGAACAATCAAGCGAAAAACCAGAGACCTCTGGTAATTCTAAAAACAAATACCAAGATGACAGAATTTGGAAACCTGAACTAGATAAAACTGGTAATGGTTATGCTGTTCTACGTTTCTTACCTGCTACAAGTGGTGAAGAAATGCCTTGGCAAAGAGTATGGTCACACGCATTCCAAGATAAAGGCGGTTGGTTTATTGAAAACTCTTTAACTACATTGAATCAAAAGGATCCAGTTAGTGAAGAGAACACTAGACTATGGAATACTGGTGTAGATAGTGACAAAGAAATTGCTCGTAAGAGAAAAAGAAAATTGTCATACTATGCTAACGTTCTTATCGTTAGTGACCCGAAACATCCAGAGAACGAAGGCCAAGTTAAGTTGTTCAAGTTTGGTAAGAAAATCTTTGATAAGATTACCGAAGCAATGCAACCGGCGTTTGAAGATGAAACACCAATCAACCCATTTGACTTTTGGAAAGGTGCAAACTTTAAACTGAAAATCAGAAAAGTTGATGGCTATTGGAATTACGATAAGTCTGAATTTGAAGGTGTTAGCCAAATCAAAGAGAATGATGAAGACATCAAATCTATTTGGTCTAAGCAATACCCTCTAAACCCTTTTGTTGACCCTAGTAATTTTAAGACCTATGATGAACTCAAAGAGAAACTGAATAGGGTAATTATGGGACAACGAAACACAGAGACAGTAGAAAATGTTGACCTCCCACCACATACTACAACATCTGTGCCTAGTGGAAGTGATGTTAAATCTACGCCAGCTAGTGATGAGGACGATACAATGTCCTACTTTAGTAAATTGGCAGACGAAGATTAAACAAATCTCTCTCAAATCACAACTACAACCTCTAGCGAGAAATCGCTAGGGGTTTTCTTATAAATAGTGGTATGGTAAATATATTTAATCCACTAGTTGACTTACAAGGAAATCAGTTTAAATCTGCTTCTTGGTACCGTAATGCAGCTTCATTAATATCAGACAGAGCAACGTCTAGTAAATTAATGAAAGATGGCAAATTATTAGGTAGACCAAGTGCCGGCAGAATGGCCTTGTTTGCATATGACCCAAAAACAAAAGCAAAACTACCATTCTATGACGTATTTCCGTTAGTATTACCTATTGACACATTTAGAGGTGGTTTTATAGGTTTAAACTTTCACTATTTGCCATATGGTATTAGATATAAATTATTAGACCAACTACAACAGTTTGCCACCAATACTAAATATGACCAGTCAACTAGACTACAAGTCACGTATGACGCAGTAAAAAATATTGGTATGATTAAACCAGCAATTAAAAAATACCTTTGGCGTTATGTACGAAGTAATTTTTTAAGAGTTGATGTAGATGAAATGGCTATTGCAATTTATTTACCAGTAGCACAATTCAAGAAGGCAACATTAGGTCAAGTGTTTGCTGATAGTAGAAGGAAAATATAATGAAAAATTATTTTATTTTAATCGCAATGTTATTTGTGTTATCACTTATAACCGCTTGCTCTATACCAAGCGAACCTAGATTAGCATTTGGTAAAAAATGTGTAGAAAAGGACGATAACATAGTTTATTCTTATGTTTGGTTACACAACAAGGGAAATTTACAAGCAAACAAAGATACTTGCAAATTAATAGAGGACTAAAATGGCAATTTTAAGAGGTGGTAGACGTATCGGTAATCACGATATTAGAATAGGTTTACCTAGAGATAGGTCACTTGATAATGTCAATGGTGATGAAAGATTAGGTAGAAAACCAGGTGGCAATCCTGAATCTACTGTAAATAGATTTATTTCAGAAATTAATAAAGGTGAGGGTTTAGCAAGACCAACAAGATATTTGGTTTATATAAACTTACCAACACCTGTTGGATTGACCGGTGGCGGTGCCGATACGCAACCAACGGGTAAGAGAGATTTAGAAATGCCAGACCAAGTTAGAAATGTTGGTATGATGTGTAATAAAATCACTATGCCATCAAGAGACATTAATACGGTGCCACATCAAATGTACGGACCAAGAAGAGAAATACCTTACGCATATTCTTATTCTGGTGAAATTGAGTGTACATTTTATACAGACAAATATAATACACAAAGAAATTTTTGGGAAAATTGGCAAAGTAAAATTTCAGACGTAGGCGTAGCACACCGTGGTTTTGAAGCAAGTGGTAACACAACTCACCATATGAACTATTATGATAACTATGTTGGTAATGTTTACATCTATCAATTAGGCTCTTTTGATAATGAACAAGATAGAGATAGAGTTACCTACGCAGTAAGATTAAACGAAGTATATCCAGAAACAATCGGCTCATATGATTTAAGTTATGGTGAAACAAATACATTTATTAATGTGCCTATTAAGTTGAGATATAGAACGTGGCAGAATTTAACATTAGCAGATGTTGAAGCAGTAGGTTATGGCAAACCTTTTGGTAATACACCAACTATTAAACCAGGTGGAAACTTTGGTTTGTTTGGTGGATTATTAAGTAAATTGCCACCTGAAGTTAGAAGAGCAGGCAGAGATATTTTACAAACAAGTAAGAGAAATTTACCAATTGGTAAAGTTACAGGTGGAAGAGTATTTCCACCATTTTTATAATTAATAAAGGAGATACATAATGGCATTGCCAGTAATTGAGACACCAACTTTTGAGTTGACATTACCTTCGGCAGACACAAAGTTAAAATATAGACCTTTTCTTGTAAAAGAAGAAAAAGTTTTATTACAAGCTTTAGAGTCTGGTGAAGATAGTGATATTAAACAAGCAATTAAAGACTGTGTTCAAGTTTGTACTTTTGGTGAGATTGACGGTGGTCAGATACCTACATTTGATTTAGAGTTTATATTTTTAAATATACGTGCTAAGTCAGTTGGTGAGGTAGCAAAGTTAAGATTACTTTGTCCTGATGATGGTCAAACTTATGCAAATACAGAAATTGATTTATCTAAAGTTGAGGTACAAGTAGATGACGAACATACAAACGTTATCGAAGTAAATGAAAATATTAAAATTATTATGAAGTACCCTACAATAGATTCAGTAGCACAATCATATGATGTTAAAGCTGCTAAGACAGAAGCATTATTTGATATGATAGGTAATTGTATTGATAGAATTGTTGACGGAGAAGAAGAACATAATGTTAAGGATTATAGTAAAAAAGAATTACATCAATTTTTAGAGAGTTTAGATAGAGCAACTTTTGATAAAATGAATAAGTTTTTTGATACTATGCCTCAATTAAGAGAAGAGATTGAGTTAGAAAATCCTAAAACAAAAGTGAAAAGCAAGATAGTGTTGAAAGGGGCACAGGATTTTTTCGTATTGCCCTCTCTCACGACAGCCTAGAGAATTATTATCAGGTTAATTTTGCTTTAATGCAACATCATAAATATTCTCTGACAGAATTAGAGAATATGCTACCTTGGGAGAGGGATATATACGTTGGTTTGTTACTGAAACACATCAAGGAAGAAAACGAAAAAATTAGAGAGAGGAACAACAAATGATAGAAGAGTTAAAGACTAGTTTTACAGATAAAGTAAAATGGTTATGGTGGTTTTTAAAAGAAGAACTACCTCAATTCTTATCGAATTGGAGAACAGTACCTAGATTAATGATGGTTTTATATGGACTTGTGTTCTATGAAACTATGACTTGGTTTATGGCATTGACTGACCCTAATAATGCACAAGCAGGTTTCGTATCTGTTGTAGTTGGTGCCGGCGCTGCCTGGTTTGGTTTATATGTTAACGGTAAATCCAGTAAGATACAAAAATAATGGCTGACGTAGCTTTACCATCAATCGGAGTAGTAACAACTTTACAAAACAAAGTTGGTACATCACTATCCGGTATTACAAGTTTACTAACACCGAAAGAACAAACTTCGGCGATGGTTCAAGCTGGTGCGTCTGCTATGTCCGTCTCTGTTTTATTAGGTATCAAAAATGATACATCAAAAACATTATATCAAACAACAAGAACAGCAGTTATATTATCAGACCAATTAGATTTACAAAAATTTTCTGAAAGAAAAGCAAGAGAAGACGCTGCTGAAGCATTAAAAGAAGAAAAAGGTCAACAAGACACAGGCACACCTATTGGTGCACCTGCCGGTGTTGATTTAGACCCCGAAGATAAAAAAGGTTTTGACTTTGGCAAACTAGGTGATA